TGTTGCACCAGTGATGTCGATTCCGGTCCCGTTTGCGTCTGTTACCTGGACATCGATGCTGGTCGCAGTGCCCACATTGACATCGAGCGGCTGGTCTGCGCCGAGGCCATCAGCCAGGAGTTGATAAGGTCCGATGTGTACGCTCGTTGCAGCTGACACTGGCGTCAACAGATCTGCGGAGATGTAGTCTGTGCCATTGTGAAGGAGCGCACCAGAGAGTTCATCTGCCGCAATGGTCGAATCAACAATCGCGTGGACATTTGCGTGGATGTGCTGCGATGTTCCGACCACGACAGGCCGGTTGTCTACTGTAGTCTTTAGGACGCGCGCTCCCATAGAGTTCGCAGCTGTATATGACGTGTACGCAGGATCCCAGACAGCCGAGGCAGTCTGTGCTTCTGTCAAGCCACCAGAGGACAGTTTGACCGTCATTACCGCACCGTTCGTACCGCTTGCGCCACGCACCACGATTGTGACGTCATCAGCACCAGCAGCCAGTGCCGCGTCGGGAATGTCTAGTCTGTACACGCCCGGCATGTTGGTCGAGTCAACCTCGGCAAAGCCGCCTGCTGTCCACGCCTGCGCGATGGTACGGGCTACTAGCGGGATAGATACAGATGCTGTGCGTGTCCGGTTGTAGCGGGCTGAGAGACCAGATGTAGAGGCGGTTAGGCCTGTTGCACCTAGGTAGAGTTCGATGCTTTGTGATGTGCTACCGGGAGCGATTGTGATGGTAGACGCGTTGCGCTCGGTTGGGTTGTAGTTACCTACTGATGAAGTAATCCGGTAAGTTGCAGAGCCAGCATCTGGCGTGGCATTAGTCCACGTAACACCATACATATCAACAGCAGGAGAACCACTGGTAACGCCAAACCCTCTATTAGGCGATAATGCATACGGAGTGTATGGCTGTAGCATCCCGATTCCATTAAGTACACTGTCCATCAAATCCAGCCCAAGGTCACCCGTTACACTTGTATTAGATGGTGAACTCGCAGCAACATTTGACCTAGCGGCTGTACCTAACAGTCGGTTGTAATCTTCTACAATTGCATTTGAGCCTGATATACATGTTAAGTCTGTGCCTGACGTATTTATAAGACAGTTTCTAACTATAGTTGGAAATGAAGTACTGTTATTACTTGTGTATATTCCACCACCGTTGCCGATAATCGTGCAGTTTCGGATAGAAAAACCACCTGTGTATATAAGTACCAATGCATATTGTGAGTGTCCCGTAAAGTAACAATTTATGAAACTTGATGTGTCTGTAATTTGAGAGCTTAGGTTTGATGTCCCAGCAAATTGGAACTGTACAATGCCACCAGAAAAAACGCAGTTTGTAAATGTTGTGTTGAATGGTTGCGCTGCTGGAGGCGTAAATTCATTTGGATACAAACCACTTTTTGAATGAAATGTACAATTTGTAAACGACCAGTTACGAGAAGTGGTGCATCTAATAGTTGATGTATTTCCAGATTTGAAATTAATGTTTTGCCACGATAGATAGTTTTTACTTGTTGCGGTGAGGATATTGCCTGTAAATCCAGTAGTCGTTAAGGTCGTATCGTAATTGGTTACAATAATTGGGCCAGCATCTATACCAGAGAATAGTGATGCTGTTGCGTTACCGATAATGAAAGTATCTACAGTTGCACTTGTCATGTTGACGGTAATCGCAGATGTATATACACCCGGTGCAACATAAACAGTATCCCCAGATGATATTCCAGTAGAACTTAGTGCTTTGCCAATGGTTCTCCAAGCAAGCAGAGTAGTAGTACCAAGCCCAGTATTTGAGTCACTGCCATCAGTCCTAACATAATACGTTGCCATTATTCAGCCGTCCCCGCCACAATTTCTTGAGCCATAACAATTGCAAACTGGTTGCTATAGTTTTGCTGAAAAGCGGCATCCTGCGTGACCCACCAACCGAATACGCTTGTGCCATTCTCACCGAACGTGCCGATAAGATTGCCATCGTTGTCGTAGATGTCACCAAAGACAATCCAGTCACCGGGACTCAACGGGTTAGGCTCCAGCCTGTAGTTTTGCAGGTTCATTTGCCCACCTTCAAACTGTTAGCCTGCACACCCTTGAAAGGCATCGTGAGGAAAGCCAGCGCAGCACTCATCGCAGCAGTGACACCAGCCGCTACAGCCTTGCTCCCGTACAGTGCCATCACTGCGCCAAGCTCGGCGAGCGTGTCTGCTTCTGCTGTGCGGATGCCATCACCGAACACCGTACTAAAGGACGCAACGAATGCGATCAGAACGACCACGACCAGCCGTGAGATTGATATGCTGTTCATCTTTGTATGATTGCCTCCAAAGCGCTGACCTTGTTCTCGAGTTTACCGAGGCGTTGCTCGATGCGTCGCACTTCCTGTTGTTGCCCATCAAGGGTATTTATGATGTGTGCCACCTGAGTCTCCAGGCGCGTCAGCCTGACCTGTAGTGCGACCCATGCGGCACCAATAGACACCGTCGTGATAAACGCCTGTATTCCGATTTGGACCCACATCTCAGGACTCATACATACACCCCTCAAAACTCTAATCCTATGATGGTGGCACGGAACGATATCCCGCATCACGCAGTGGGTTAACCGTTTGTCCTGGCGCGGAGCGCGATGGTCTGTGACACAGCGTTCGTATGACCGTAGTCGCTGCCGATGCACTCGTAATATGGCGACAGCGCCTGCGGATTCCCGCTGACGTATATCCTGTCATCTGCACGCACTTCGACGTCTGGTGAGCATGTGAGCGTCCATGTACCGGACTGTTCGATCATGCCGCCGACAATGCCTTCGGTATCGCCCGTGTTGCTGATGGTGGCGCGAATCTCAGCGACCTGGACCCAGTGCTGACTGATGCCACCGATGCCATCTGACTGATTGACTGTCCGCCAGATCGCGACACGGTCCGCATACGAATACGCTTGAATGGCGTTCTTGAGCGCTGTCGAATATGCAGCTGGAATCATACGAACACCATCGGGCTGTATCGCTTAGCCTGGTCCAGACAATGCTCACGGAGTGCGGACATCTTCGCGTCGACCTGACCATCCTTGACATCGATGAGGTGTGTGATGCTGGATGCTTTGCGAATCCATCCCTGTCGCGCAGCTGCGCGGATGTCGTAGCGCTCGACGTTTGCTGGACCGATGTCTTCCCAGAGAAGGTCTCCGGCGCCATCGTTCAGCGTGTAGCCTGTTGTCCTGGTCCACTGTGGAAACTGAGGTTCTGTTGCGCTCGATGTCCCTGCGATGACGCACTGGTAGAGTCGACCATTCGCAACGGTCGGGATGATGATGTCACCAACCACGAAGGCTGTGGATGCTGTCCAGGGAGTCCATCGTGCGTGGTCGTCGACGAGCTGCTGTAGAGCAGTCGAGTCGAGGAATGGATACTGATCGGATGCGACCATCCACGCGAGACGGTCCAGTGCTTGAGTTCGAGTGAGTGGCATGGTTTACATCCTAAAAAGAAAAAGAGGAACGGGTATGCATCCCCGCTCCCCTTGACTACGAAGGTGCTACAGACTAAGCAGCAGCAGCACACTGCAACACGATCAGTGAGCCAGGAACTTGGCTGGCGACTGTCGCATTGACGTTTCCAACGTCGAACGCATTGAAGGCATAGCGCTCTGTTGCCTTGAACGTGAGCGCGTCCTCAATGAATTTGACCTGGTCAGAAACTTCGACCGTGACTCCACGACGATCGCCGAAGGCGACACCCTTGGAGAGGTCTCCGAGAACGACCATGTCTTTTTCTGCAGCCACTGTCGCCGGCATGTTCTGGACGAACGAGATCGGGATACCGAACAGTGTTGGCTGAGGACCATACGCATTCTGGATGTCCATGATGCTGTTTCCAGACAATGCAATCAGCTTGTCTGCGACGCCGCTGTAGAACACGCTTTTATGCATGTACCATCGTGGGTTTGTCGCGTATGGCTGGAGCTTGCCGACCATGCTCTGGAAGTTCGCCAAAGTGAAGCTCGAGAGTGCAGTGTTGCTACCAGTAGCACCAACGACCATCGACGCGATGTTTGCATAAGTTGCAGACAGCGCCTTGATCTTTGGCATGATTCCGGTGATGGAACCATAGGTCGAAGTACCGTCGCCCTGGAATGCAGCTGCATCCTCAGCGAGTGCGAGGCCGTAGGCGAAGTCCTGCGCCAGTGTAGCGCCGAAGTCGATGACGGTGTCCTCGTTCAGTTCCTTGGACACGATGGTCAGGATCGCGAGTTTCTTCGCGGTCAATGCGACCTGGCTGAACGTGATGTCGGATGCTGTGATTGCAGTGGCTTCACCAGGATAATAAGTCGTGGTGGAAGTGGATGCGTTTGGCACGTTGAGGACATCGGATGTCATCGGATAGATGCGGCTGAAGCGACGCGCAACACCGTACTCGTTGCGGAGCCAGATCAGGCTTGAGGAAACGATTTCAGGGACGGTGAATCCACCCTCAGAGTTCGTTCCTTCGGTCTGCGACTTTACACCGTTGTCGTTGCACCACTTGGCTGCTTTGG